CTGATACCCCAGTGCTACCCAAGGTAGTCTTTCGGATCACAGCATTCTCAGCCGGTTGCAGACCACATTGAGGCCTCACAGTCCGTCTAGAGTTGTCCCTGACGCGCAGGCTCCGCCTATCTTATCATGAGCTTATGAAGAACAAGCTCACACCCAAATTCATCGAAGGCATCAAGCCCAACCCGGCAAAGCGGCTCGATTTCCGCGACGATCTCATGCCGGGGCTTGTGTTGCGTGTCAGCCAAACCGGGACCAAAACCTTTTGCCTGCATCGACGGATCAACGGCAAGATGCGGCGTCTGAACATCGGTCGGTTCGGTGTCATCTCGCTTGCCGAGGCACGGGAACGGGTGCGACAGGTGCTTTACGAAATCGAGTCCGGCCGGTTTGAAGAACGGGCCGGGGTTGAAGTCGAAGACCGTAAGACCCTGGGCGAAATCATCCCCGACTATGTCGAAAAGCACGCCAAATCCCAAAACCGCGACTGGCGGAACAAACAATCTCTGCTGGCGAAGTTCACCGACCTGCACGGGAAGCGCCTTGATCAGATCAAGCGGGCGGATGTCGTCAAGGCGCTGGACGCCATCGTTGTGACCGCCCCAGTCAGCGCCAACCGGGCCTTGGCGCATCTGAAGCACCTGATGAACTGGTGCGTAGATCGCGGAATGCTCGACGCTTCGCCGCTGACTGGCATGAAACTCCCGACCAAGGAAACCCCGCGCGAACGGGTGTTGACCAGTGAGGAACTGCGGGCGCTCTGGGCGGCCTGTGACGCCGACGGATACCCGTTCGGGGATTGCATGAAGCTGCTGATCCTCAGCGGCCAGAGGCGCACCGAGGTTGCCGAAATGAAGTGGTCGGAACTCGACCTCGACAAGCGCCTTTGGACTCTGCCGTCTGCGCGGGCCAAGAACGGCAAGCAGCACACTGTGCCGATCACCGATGCCATGTTGACCGTGCTGCGGAGCGTCCCCCGTTACCTGTCCAGCGATTTCGTTTTCACGACGACTGGCAAGACGCCAATCTCGGGCTTCGGCCGGGTGAAGGAACGCATGGACAAGGCTCTTCCCAAAGACACAGCGCCGTGGATCATCCACGACCTGCGCCGCACGATGTCTACGAACCTCGCCATGCTGGGCGTCCCGCAGCCCGTAACGGAGGCGTTGCTGAATCACAAGACAGGTGTAGTTTCGGGCGTTGCAGCGATCTACAATGTCTACTCATACGCGGACGAAAAGCGGGATGCCTTGGCGCGATGGGGAAAAACCGTCACAGCTTTGGTCACAGGGACGGACAATGCCAAGATCACCATTGCTAGAGGTTGAACATTTCGTAGGTCCTCGACGGGCGTTTGAGATTGTAGGCGACCATCTATTTGGCAGCGACTGGAGGCAGGAATGCGTCGAGGATCGCGCCGACCTGCACCACAAAGAAACCGTTGCCGTTCTTAGACAGGCGCTGAAATCCGGAATTGTTCGGTCGCACTGGTCCACCCCTGACTTCAACAGCGGCGGCGACTTTCGCCCTCAAGATGCAGACCAGGAGTTCTTCAGCATCAATGCGAAAGATGACCTCGTGTTCCATCCAATGGTCGGGCAACCAGTGACTTGCAGGATATTCGCGGAAGACCTGCGTCAGTTTCTTGTCGGACAACCTACCCGGCATCGGGGCTTCGGGAAATCATCTGGCCAGCCATGCACCAAGTGGCTGACAAAGATGTTTCTCGAGGGCGGAAAAGACGTGCCAATCGTAGCAGAACTATTCCGACAAGCGCGGGAACATTGGCCCGGACTATCAGAGCGCAGCTTCAAGATGGCACGTAAGAAAGCCATCGACCTATCTGGCCGGACGGACTTGGCTAAGCCGGGCCGGAGAAAGAATCCAAACGGTGCGTGATCTGATTGGCGCCGAATTTTTCTTCAGATTCGTATCTGCTACCGTCATTCCATCGGCTGATTGAACGGAATGCGCATTCCTTCACACCCATGTTGAAGGACAAATAGATGAAAATCGAAGACGGTCGCAAGACCTTGGCCGTGCGGGATGACCTCAAGCGGCTAGGCATAAACGTCAGCAACACGACCCTTCTGCGCTGGGAAGCGCGCGGGCGCTTTCCGCGCCGCATCAGAATGGCCGGGACGAGCGTTGCTTGGTTCCTGTGCGAAATCGAGGACTGGCTGGTTGCACGCGCCGCAGAACGTGCCCGCGCGCATTACGCCGACTACTGATCACCCATAGAAGGAGAAACGGGATGCCATCCGCATTTCGCTTCGAGGGTGACATGGCGTCTTCCTCGATCACCAAAGCTGCGCTTGCATGGGTGCGGCAAGGTGCCAAGATCATTGCCCTGCATGGCATCGATGAGGCCGGGTCCTGCACCTGTGGCAAGAGCCATTGCCGCAGTCCGGGCAAGCATCCCATCGCCGACCTGTTCCCGAAAGGGCAGCACAGTGCCACGACCAGTGCTGCCACGATCCGGCGCGCCTTTACTAAATACCCGAAAGCAAACCTCGGCGTGATCCTGCCCCCGGGTATCGTCGCGCTGGACGTGGACGGGCCGGAAGGGCTTTCGACGTTCAAGGGCTTGGACCTTCCATCCACCTTGTCCGTGCAAACAGGTCGGGGCACTCACCACTACTTTCGCGCTCCGCAGCAACTCCCCAAGAGGAAGACGAACCTCGAACATATCGACATCAAGGATGACCAGTCCGGTTACATAGTTGTTCCGCCCAGCACACATCACAGCGGCAAACAGTATCGCTGGCGGAAGTCGAATGGGCCTATCGCAACCCTGCCGGTCAGTTTGTTGAAACGGCTGCGACGCCCTGCAACGGTAAAGGTGCAGTTCGGCGGCGAAGGGGTGTTCCGTGCGGGCGGGCGCAACAGCGAACTCACCAAGATTGGCGGTTCGCTCAGGTTCCGTGGGCTTTCCGAAACCGCTATCGGCGCGGCATTGCAGGCGATCAACACTACGGCCTGCAACCCACCCCTAGACGCCGAAGAGGTCGACCGCATCGCCATCAGTATCGGCAGGTATGAACCCGCAAACGAAGCCGCCTTTGGCTGGCTCGATGATGTTGAGGAAACCGAACCCCAGTTCCTCGCCTTTCCCTACATCGTCAGGGGTGCGCTGACCGTCCTCGACGGCAACATGGGGCAAGGCAAGTCGACCTTCACCTGTGCCATCGCCGCAGCCGTGACCACGGGCGAGCCACCGCCGTTCGTCAAGAATATCGAGAAAGGCCGCGTCCTATTCATGTCAGCGGAAGACGACGCCTCGCGCGTCCTGAAACCGCGCCTGATCAAAGCCGAGGCAGACACGTCAAAGGTGCGCTTTCAGCAGGAACCGTTTTCACTGGACGAAAGAGGTCTGACGATGCTGCGGCAGGAACTTGCCGCCAACACCCCGGCGCTGGTGGTCATCGACCCCATCATCGCTTTCATGAAAGACGGGGCAGACGGCAACAAGGCGACCGAGACCATGCACTTCATGGTGCAGATCGACCAGCTTGCCAAAGAGTTCGACACGGCCATCCTGATCGTGCGGCACCTACGCAAAGCGCGCGCCGATCACGCGATGCACCAAGGGATTGGGTCAATCTCGATTTCTGCCCGGGTGCGTTCCGGCCTGATCTTGGCCCCGCATCCTGACGAACCGAAAAGGTTGCGTGCGGTGGCCCACGCCAAAGCGAACTACTCCGAACTCGGCCCCACTATCGTCTTTGAACTGGAAAACACCGGCCCGCGGTCACACCCGAAGCTCCGGTGGCATCCGACCGATCCATCCTTGACCGCAGAAATGCTGCTGGCCCCACCCGAACAAGAAAGGGGCCGACCGCCTCGGGAACGGGACACTGCGACGGTCTGGCTGGAAAGCGTGCTGCGCAAGGGGCCGACCAAGAAGGCAGTGCTTGATGCCTTGGCGGCGAAGGTCGGAGTCCGCAACAGCACTCTGCGGCGTGCTGGGGATGCCTTGAGAGTCGTCAAGTCAAAGGACGGCAAAGATTCGGTCTGGTCGCTCGAATGACCTGATTGCCCCCGTTCGGACGCTCACTTGCTCAGAATTTTCATGCGTGTGGGATTTCTGAGCAAGTGTTCACCCCCCAAGCCGCCCATGGAGGTGGCCCGCAATCCCACCTCGAAACATGAAGGAACAGAAAATGAAAGATCACGCCAAAATGCAGAACCGTCTGAAAGCCACCGTTCAAGAGGCAATCCTGAAAACGGGCCAGATCGAGGGAACCGACGACATTGCCCTCACCAATACCGATGTAGTCGAGGCCCTGCTTGAAGTCACAGGCCTATACGGTTCGATGCAGACCTTCGAGACCTACACGCCGCGAGACGTTGCCTTCAAGCACGCCAATACGCTCCAACGCCACATCGACCGGTTTCGCAAGATGCGGGAGGCAGGCAAGTTGCCCTTCAACTTTGTTCCACGGTCCCAGATCAACTGAGGGTGGCAGGCGCCGCGAAATCGGCGGCGGTAATCCAAGGAGAAGCTCGCCGGACAAAACCTCGGCAGTCGATATGTCAGGTTGTCCGCAAAGGGGGAGCGATCCGTCAAAAAAACGCACCCCCATCTCCCCGCGTGACGGCACCTCTGGTGTCTCGGTGCGGGGCGTCAGAGCGGCATTCGGATAATGTATCAGTCTGTCAGACGTGAGCCGGACCCAAATAACCGAACCTTTTCAATTGGTCCGCGCAGCGGCAGTGGTCGCCGTCGCTGTCTTGGGTATCGCGCGGGTAGCATTTCAGCTTGGCGGACCATCTTGGCGTCATTCTTGGACCCATCCCTTGCGATGGTAGTGGCGCAGCACGATGACGCGGTTGAACAGTGGGAAGCCGATCCACAGCCCGTTCGCACTGATCAGTGACAGGAGCGACCACAGGAACATCCCCCTGAACAGGTAGTACAGCGGCCCGAACAGCAAGCACCACAGGCGATGCCAGTTGCCAAGAACCGTTTTCGTTTGACCGTTGAAGGCCCATGTCGCGCGTATCGTCATTGCCGTTTTCCTCATTGGCTGGCTTCGATGCCAGCGCAATAAGATCGGGGACCATCGCCCGTCAGGGTAATTCCTGTGCTGCCTATGGAGACCACAGAGGTAGCCGTACCGATGTACCGCATCCGTGCAGATGCCCGGATGATCGGCGTGAGAGCGGCGCACAGCGCGCTAGCCGGGATTTCGATGGGATCACTATGCGTGAGGCGCGCCCCGGCGCTCCTGGCTCAATACAACGCCGCCGCGCGCGCGTTTAGCTCTCGATCCGCAGGGCTAGTCGCGGCTGGGGTCAATCCCGGCCCAATGCTCGGCGCATGTCGCTGAGTGTCGATCTGAACGGATGTCCTGACATGCTGAGGTTTAACGGCAGTGGTGGCCCGCCTCTGATCAGCGTTTCCTCAAGCGCCCAAGGTTCTTCATGTTGGACTACCGAGATCGCCGCGTGCTGATCCATCCAGTCCGACAGCCTGTCCTCTTGCTGCCGATCCATGTGAACGCGGTTTCGACTGTCCCGCCAGAAGGTCAGGTCAAGCGCCCGTTTGAGCAATGCCGCAAGGGACAGGCGCACGGTCGAGACCCGCACAGTTCCCCGCAGATGATTGCGCCAAAGCCGTCTTTGCATCGGCGTCCGCGCGCTTCGGCTTTTTGATCCATCCTTCGGAGGTGCGATGCCAATGTAGAGCAGGTGTTTCCCCTCTCGCTCTATGCATCCGCCCCTTGGCACCAAAGGCAGGCGGTGGTCGAACCACCAGCCGTAGACGCCGTGCGTAACCACGTGCAGGTCGATAAAATCCAAGACATGACCGGGCAGCAGTAGGGTGTCGGGCGACAGAATGGCCCTGGCTTCCCCCCTTAGACTATGAGTCAACTTAGAGGGCGCATGTCCCCCTGCCTCTTTCTGCATTCCTGAATGCCGCCAGTGACTTCGGGCCTTCCGCAAGCCTAGGTCGATTATGACTCATAGTCTATGGTCGAAATCGTGACCGCCATGCGCCATGCCGCGCATGTCAATTCAATCGCGCGTTTCCAGAAACATCCAAAGGATCAGGAGAGAGAAGGACCTTTCGCAAGAAGAGGTCGCCCATCGCGCAGCCATTCACCAAACCTACCTGAGTGGCGTCGAAACCGGGAAGCGCAACCCGTCGATCTTGGTAGTCGAGCGCATCGCCACGGCCCTCGGCGTGGACGTCTCGGAAATCTTCAAGCCGAACTAGGGTTATTCCTGACACGCTCCGATCTTGCGTCTTATCGATCCTCATCAGCAACTTAGGAGATCGACATGACCGACATCGTGACGCTCAACGCCATCTGCGAAGAACTCAAGATCGACCCGCGCGAAGCCCGCGAACGCCTGCGCGCGGCCGCCAGCGATGCCACGGCAAACCCTGAACTGGCGAAGGCGAGGAAACCGCGCACCCCGTGGCAGTGGGTGAAGGGGTCTGCCGCGGAGAACGAGGCTCGTAAAGCGCTCACTATCTAAGACTTGTAGAAATGAATTGCTGGGGCCGCTTGTTTGCGGCCCTTGGCATAGGATGCGGCTGAAGGTCATTTCGACCTCTTCTATCGACCCGTTCTTTCTTCTGGCCAGTTATTGAGGGCGAGAAAAGCGACTGAAGTAGTCGACTGCGTCCTCCGCTTGTTCCTCTTCAATATCCGCCAGTGGCGCGCGCGCCTCCAACGTCAACAGCGAAAGAGATAGATCGTACCGTTCTGAGATCATTGAGTGATCTGTGACCGGCTCCCTCAGCCAAGTACCTCCATCGAGTCTCGTCGGTTCGATCAGTCCAACACTTCCGGCATTACGCGCCACCGGCGACATCAAGGGGATTTCGCGGGGCGGCAATCCTGCAACCTTGATAAACGCACCGGACTTGAACGCCGGTTCGCTGGATCTGGCCCAAAGAATGTAACCATCACGACTTACAACAAGGATTGCTCTTTTCTGGGTGTATGAAAGCCACCGGAGTGTTGCAGCTGTCAACGAGACTTCATAGCGCTCGGCACACGCACCAAGCATGTCGAAATCAGCACCGCAATTCGCGGGAATCTGCGCTCGGAAATCATCCAGCGGCATTAGCAGACCGGCGGCGAAGCGGTTAGCCTCGGCCTCGACACGATTATATTCGCTATCCCATCTCACCATGTCCTCCGGACGGCATTGAAAGCCGTTTGGGTACTTTTTTCGGTGAAGCAAGTAGTGGCCGAACTCGTGTGCGATTGTGAAATTCACCCGCCCTTTTACGCGAAGAGAATCGGAATAACCGATCCCCCACTCACCAGACCCATCCGGTTTTGGGATCAATGCGCCCTCAAAACCGTCAAATCCCCGTGCGCGCACGCGCGTGATGGGATCGTCTGGAAATACCTGTTGACTGTATTTCTGAGCCAAACTCGCCACGTCTACCGGAAAGCGAGCGGCCCCAAAGGCCGAAGTCAACAGGATTGAGAGGTCATTCGCCCACCGCTCCGGACCTTTGTCTTGCTTCATTCGTCATCCCAGAGGTCAAGCATCTTACGCATCGTATCACGTTTGTCCGGTGCCAATTCGACGAATTTCCGAAAGAAAACCTTGTCTTCAGGAGATAAGTCGTCTGCGGTATTAATTGGCGTGCCGATAAGAACATCGACCGTCGTGTCCAAGGCAGCCGCGATCGCAGCCAATTTGTCCGCAGACGGCCTCGGGGGATTCTTGTTTTCGAGCTCCCAAATGTAACCCTTGCTGCATCCCGCCTTGGCCGCGAGCTGGTCGAGTGTGAGGCCGCTTCCTGTTCGTCGATCCCGAATCCTTTGGCCCATTGGTGTGGTCATGTCCGCCCTCCGTGTGTTTTGTTCAGAGTAGACATATTTTTCTTCCTTGACAAACGGGATGGCAGGTCACACCTTGGCGTTCAGAGTAGCGATATTTTGCGTGACACCTTCTCTTCCTGTCATCAACATATCGAGCAGCAACGATAGGCCCGCCCTACCAATAGGGCCAGCCAAGCGACCTAGAAAGGGGTCCACGATGAACAAGCACTTGGGGACCCCGGCCGCTCCGTGGGACAGTATCTCGGAACAGATGTTGGCGGCTGTGGCCATCAAGATCGAGCTACCACCGAGCATGCACGCACTTCTGGCAGAGCGGAAAGCGGCCATCGAGAAGCACCTTGAACGCGACGGAAGCCCGCTGAAAGGGAAGATCCGTCTCTTCTACCAGCAAGGCTCAGTTGCCATTGGCGCAACCATTCGAGCCAAGTTCCGCTTCGAAGGTTTCGACATCGACATCATTGTCGAACTGATCGCGCCGGGCCTGACGCCTTGGCAGGCTCTTGAGTTGCTCTACGAGGCTATGCGGGGCGAGCGTGGCTCACGTTACTACGACATGACTGAGCGCCAGACACGGTGTGTGACGATCCACTATGCCGATGGGATGCACCTCGACCTGTCTCCCGCCGAACTGATCAGCGAAATCGACCCGCGCCGTAGCTACATCTTCCATTCCAAACCTGAAGATCAGCGCAACAAAGACCACAAGGTGTTAACCAACAGTTTCGGATTTGTCGAGGAGTACAACTCGACCTGCCCGGTCGATCTGTCGTTTCAGCAGGAGTACGCTCGGCGGGCACTCCAAGCCGATCAAGGCTTGGTCGTCATGCAGAAGGATGCAGACTCTTTGCCTGTGCCAGCCCACTCGACTGTCGTGGGAGGGAAATCAGCGGTCACCGTGGCGCTTCAACTGATCAAAAGGAACCGCAACATCCGGTGGGCAACCCGGGATGGGCGCATGCCCGCCTCTGTGATGCTGAGTTGTCTGACGTTGGAGGTCGCAGAATCAGGGCGGACCATTGGTCAGAACCTCAAGATCATCGCGCAGCACATTCTCGACCGCCTGCTGTGGGCAAAAAGCGTGGGCGAGCTGATCCACGTAGAAAATCCGCGATGCCCCGGCGATGTGTTCACTGATCGCTGGCCTGAAAACCACTCCGCACAAGACAAGATGATCGCGGACATGAAGCTGTTCTTGGAACAACTCAGCGTGCTTCTCGATGATCGACGGACTTTGCGTGAACGTCGCGACACCTTGAAAGCCATGTTCGGCGAAGACATTGGCCAGCAAGTCGTGGACGACATGGAACGCGAGATTGGTGAGGCTATTCGCACTGGTCGTCATGGCTTCGGCGCGCTCGGCGGCCTTGCTATGAGCCCAACCATCGCACGGGCCAAACCAGCGGTGAAGCCTTCGACATTCTATGGCACGCGGTTTTGGAAACGATGAAATCCCTCCTAGCACAAGTGGACGCAATGCAGCGCGATTGGCCGCAACTCCAACCCACGAAGGGGTTCGGGCCGCAGTCCGTTGTCTGGTTTGGCGATATTAAGGGCATAGATCGAAAATTTCAGATCAGCATCGAGTACGGCCTGCCCCTGACCGGGCGAACTGAACTATACCGGCGCATGCCCGTGGTTCGCGTCCTGAGGCCCTCGCTAGTCCCGAATTGGGACGCCGAAGAGGAGTCCCCACTCCCTCACGTTTACTTCGAGCTTCCAGACATCAGGTTGTCTCCGCTTTGTTTGTTCGACCCTAAGGCTCGTGAATGGGACCCATCCATGCTCATCAGCCGAACGACCGTTGGCTGGACTGTGCGCTGGCTCGCCGCTTACGAGTTCTGGGAAATGACCGGGCGTTGGATCGGCGGCGGGCGACACGAGGAAATTGGGACAGACAAGGGCGACAGCCATGCCGCGTGACAGCGAATATGACCACACCGTTCCTCGACGCTCTGACGGAACGAGACAAACTCTCAGACCGGTTCAGCCGTGGCCTGCGGAGAAGCCGTTCAAGATACTTTCCATCGATGGCGGCGGCATCTTGGGCATTCTTCCCTGCATGGTGTTGGCTGAAGTCGAGAAACGGTTCCTTGGAGGTGAGCCAATCGGGCAGCACTTTGACATGATCGTGGGCACATCGACCGGGGGTATCATCGCGCTGGGTCTTGGGCAGGGGAAATCCGCACAGGAAATCTCCAAACTCTACATTGAGCGTGGCCGGTTCATTTTTCCTGGAAATCGCCTTACGCGGTGGCTTCGCGGTTTGGCGGGCTGGGCATTCACCCCATACAACCGGGCCAACCTCGAAAACGAGCTGCGTCGAGAGTTTGGTGATGGTCTCTTCGGCTCTTCATCTGCCGCAATCTGCATACCGTCCTTCGATGGCAGATATGGTGAGCCATATGTTTTCAAGACACCTCACCACCCTGATTACAAGAAAGACCAGTATGAGCGGCTTGTGGATGTCGGGCTTTCCACTGCGGCGGCGCCCACGTTCTTTGCTGCGGTGAAAAGAAATGGATACGTGTTCGCAGATGGTGGCATTTGGGCGAACAATCCCGCCATGATCGGTATTGTGGACGCACTGACCTGCTATGACATTGATCGCACCCAGATCAGGCTCCTGAGCCTCGGATGCGGTCAAGAAAGTTATCGAATGCGCTGGTGGCACCGCATCGGAGGGAAATTCGTCTGGGCCAGCGCGTTTGTTACCTCTGCTATGAGGGCACAATCGCATAACGCGCTGGGTCAAGCTGGATTGTTGATCGGTCGCCCACATTTGCTTCGGCTAGATGCCCCTGAGGTCGTCAATAGGATCGGAATGGACAATGTCGACCGGGCTTTGGCCGAAATGCCCCCCGTCGCAAGGTCGCTTGTGGAAGCATCGGGGCAAAGGATTTCCCAGATATTTCTCCAAGATGCGCACCCGGAACCACCGCATGCGCAACACACTGAACCAAGTGACAGCGCGGTTTCAGGCTAAGTAGGCGACCATGAAATCTGGCGGGGGGCCATCCCGCCAGATACTGAGGCTTCGTCGCGTGGCAAGCTTTGCGCAGAGTATGGAGGGGTAGTAACTTCCGGACAAAATTAGGACCCCGACAAAAAGCACACAATGCATTGAGAACACGGAAAAAAACAGGGTGCGACGCAAAAAGCGTTTTCGGACAGGCATGTAAGTAGTGCTGAAATAAGGCCCCACAGGGCGTCACCGAGGCAACACGTTCCGATCATGCGGTGAACATTCGACCATCATCGCGTATCACCAAGTAAACACTGAATTAAAAGGAAGATCATCGGACGCGGATGTTATCGGAGAAAAGCCCATTCGGGGCGCGGGAGCATAACGACGATCATGACAAGGTCTGACCGGTGGGTCAGACCTTCATAGTCTCGGTCAGACCTTGTCAGGGAATTGAATAGACAAGATTTTTTGCATGAAAGATTGCTGAATCTCGATGTCCAAGGTCTGACCGAGAAAATCGTCAAATGGTGGCACGTTCGAACGAGTTTCTGACGCGACAAAGCACCTAGTTTCGGATGAGCAACTCCGCCCTCGCGCCGCCGGCATCGTTGCGCCCGGCCGCAATCGTGTACGTCGTGCGCACCTCCGTCAGATCGAACGAGGCAAAGATCGCACGGATCTCCGGAACGTCATTCAAGGACATGATGAAGTGCCCTTTGATTCCGCCGAGGACAGTCGCCAGCCGCGCAAAATCAGTGCGCTCGAACATCTGCTTGCCGTAATCATCCTCGCAGCCCCAATAGGGCGGATCGAGGTAGAAGAGCGTGTTAGGGCCGTCATAGCGCGGGATGAAATCCGCCCAATCCAGGCACTCGATCACCACGCCGGCAAGCCGCGTGTGCAGATCCTCGAGCATCGGCTCGAGCGTGGTCAGGTTGAAGCGACCCGGGCGATCCCTCGAAACGCCAAAGTTCCGCCCGCTCACCTTGCCGCCGAAGGCCGTACGTTGCAGGTAGAGAAACCGCGCCGCTCGCTCGAGGTCGGTGAGCGTGTCGGGATTGGTCTCGACCAGGCGATTGAACTCGGCGCGCGTGGTGAGCTGAAAGCGCAGAACCTCGAGAAACTGCGGGTAGTGGCGTTGCAGGATGCGGAACAGGTTCGCGATATCGCGACCGCGGTCATTGATGACCTCGGCTCTGGGCCGGGTAGAGCGGCGAAGGAAGATCCCACCCATCCCGACGAATGCCTCCGCATATAGCTGGCATGGGGTCGCGTCGATGATCGCGCAGATCCGCTTCGCAAGGTTACGCTTGCCGCCCATCCATGGGGCGGCAGGCGCAGTCGGAGCTACCGGCTCGAGTTCATGGTGCATGACGATGTTCCTGAAGGTTCACGGAATGAGAACCTATCATGAACATAAATTGGTGTCATCGACCATGATTTCTGGAGCGAAGGCGCTACCGTCCAAACGTTCCGCAGGACAGATCTCCCGTCGCCCATCGAAGCGCTGGATCACCGAACAACTTCTTTGCGCCACTCTGTATTCCAGTCTTGACGCTAACCTTTGCACCATTTCCAGCCCGGTCTATGCGAACCAGAACATAGGGCAGGAAAACGGTCCCGGAGGCGTAGTGATAGACCTCACCATAACCCAGGTCAGGATACAGCTGAGCGTCAATGTTCATGCCATTTGGAAGTACACTTCCGGTGAACACCGGGCCATCGCCCCAGCATTTCCGTGCGCCTTTCACGATGTCGGCATAGGCTGCCTGGTAATTGCGAGAAACAGTCACTGATGCAGAAAATGGCTGTGCGTCGAAGCTTTCCCGGCTTTGAAGCTCGCACCCAGCGACCAGAATCATAGAAATTGCGGCAAGAACGACGTGAATTTTCATGCTTCCCTCATGGTGTCCTGCAGAAATAGACGACGCGACCGACGACGCGCAGGTGGCGCAGCTGCTCGGCGCGGAGCGACTCGGGCGGATACATCGCGTTGTCGCTGACGATCTCGATGGTGGCGTCGAGGCGGCGGCGCACGCGCTTCACCAACAGGTCGTCATCGACGTTGAGCACGTAGATGCAGCCGTTCACGACATCGGTCTGGCTGCAATCGACGACCAGGATCGAACCGTCAGGAATGGTCGGCTGCATCGAATCGCCGCGCGCCCAGATGATCGAGCAGCGATCCGGGGTCGCGCCCAGGTCACGCAGGAACGGCCGCGCGAAGGCGACGACGCCATCGGCCTGCTCGGTCGCCGGAACGGTAGCGCCAGGGCCTGCTGATGCCTGGATCTCGTTGTAGATCGGCAGCGTCACGAAGTCTGGTCGATCAAGATCACCCGCCCCATCGCCATCAGGCATATCAACCTCTCCTGCACCCGCTCGACGAAGCTGAATGGGGCGAGGATGTGCGGCGCGCCCAGATCCCGTAGCGAGCCAACTAAAATCGATACCCGCAGCATCGGCAAGCAAACGTAAAGCCTCAACAGGCACCTTAACTGTGCCGTTGATCCACTTGTTAAGCTGCTCGGGCGTCACCCCAGCAACCGCCGCGGAACGTCCCTTTTGTCCAATCTTATCAACGCATAGCTCGATCCTAAGGCCGAGATTCTTTCTGAATAGCAAAGTGTCTGAAGTAACGGATTCGGCCAAGCATCACGCATACCGACTTTAATCTTGATAATGCCGATTAAAATCGGTATCCCTTCCTTATGCCGCCGCCGAAGAGCGTTGGCTGTTGTCACAAGCAGTTCTGAAAAAGGCCGATGCGCCAACATCGACCCTCTACAGGAGACCACCCCATGGGAGCACCCTGGACCAAGCCCAAGATCAAGTGCGCCCTTGAGGAACGCGGCATGACCCTCACGGGCCTTGCCGAACTCAAGGGCATCTATCCGAGCCAGATGCGGAACGTCTGGAAACGTCCCTGCCGCAACGCCGAGGCGGCGATCGCCGAGTTTCTCGACGAGCCGGTGGCGGAGCTCTTCCCGGATCGTTACCCCGTGAGGCGGTCTCGTATCCTTTCTGCCGAGAACGAGGCCCTGATCGCAAGGGAAAAAGCGCGGCGTGCCGCTGACAACGAGGCGGCGGCATGAGCGCGGTCCTGTCGATGCGGGGAGACGTTTTTGACGGAAGTTCGGCCGGGTTTCGGCGGAGCGCCGTAGATATCAGCGAGGTGATCGCCCTGCTGCGCGGCGGCGTTCAGCCCGATGCGGAGACGCTGTCGCGGCTGGGCATGGGCCTGCACAGGATCCGCGACTTCCTGCTGCTCGAGGCGGAAGCGCAGGCCTATCGCGAACGGATCATGGAAGATCCGGTGATTACCGAGGTCGTCAGCCAGATCGTGCGGGCGCCGAGTGTCGCGCTGCCGCCGAAGGAGGTGGTCAATGTCCGATCGTGACGACGATATCAGCGTCGAGGACGTGATCGATTTCATCGGCGCCGTGGTGATCGCGGTGACGCTGGTGGTGGGGATCTTCATTGGCGGAGGGCTCGGCGGAAGCGCCGGGCTCGGGCTGTGATGCAGATGGTGATGGGAGATCAGAGCCCCGTCGCGCGCTGGAACCGGGCGATGGAAAAGCTGCGCGAAGCGCGGCGGGCCGCGCCCGAGATGCATGACATGGGGCTGAGCCGGAAGCAGCGCGATACGGCCATCGTGACCTATGCGCGCGCAGTGGACGAGCTCGTCAAGGAGCTCGGCCTGATGCTGGAAACCGGCGTCCTCGAGGAGGTCGAGGACTTCCTGCAGATCATCTACGGAGGGGTGGCATGATCGTGACCAAGTTCAATCGGGGGTCCCGTCAGAGATCGCCGCGGGAACGGCTGCGCACCGCAGCGCTGGTGGCGCAGAACATGTCGCAGTTCAGGCACTCGAAGGACCTCATCGAGCAGTTCGAGCGCACCTGTTCCGGCGAGGTGTCGGTGGTTTCTGGCGGCTACCGTGCCAAGGCGCTCGGCTTTTCGTCCAGGGCTACCTGCAGCCGATATCAGGCGGTGCGAAACTGGATCAACCAGGTGCTTTCAAAAGCCGAACTGGCAGGGGTGGCATGATGGAGCAGAGCCAGAAATACGCCGAATTTGACGGCGTAAGCATCCCGCTTCGTCCCCTTCTCGAGCTAAGCGACATCGTGTTGGCGCAACAGCTTCCGGACATGCTGCGTTGGGTCGCGCGCTGGGGTGGCATTCCGCTGGCTGCGCAGCATGTCACGGTGACCGAGGAGCCGCATCAGGAGGCCGAACCGAACCCGGCCGCACCGACTGCGACGGCGTCGGAACGTCCTCTCTGGTGGGTCGCAATCGAGGCGGAGCTGGAGCAGATCGGCTATTCGGCCGGCTGGACGGCTGAATGCGATCTATGGCTGGTCGAGGCCTTCGCGAATGGCACGCCGATCGAGGCGACCTGTGATGCGCTGGGGGTCGATGCGAAGACGGCGCGGGCCCGGTTCATCACGCTGACGCCGAATTGTGTCAACAGCCGTGGAGCCAGATCGGTCACGCCGGATCGCAGCAACAAGCTGATTCATGTGCTGCGGGCCCGCGCCGCAGCGATGGGGGTGAAGTGATGCGCAACCCGTGCAGCTGTGTCAGCCATAACCGACCAGATCTCGGCGGCACCGAAGCCGAAGTCGTGCTGCCGTTCCGGATGCATTTCGAGGGCCTCAACGGGCGTGGGCTGCGTGATGATCTTCCGCTGACGGTCAGCGTCGATCCGTGCATCGCCGACGTCATGCAGGCGATGTGGCGCGCGGGCATTGAGACGGCTGGATGTTGCTGCGGTCATCGCGGAGCATTCGGCGGGCCGAGCGTGATCATCGTGCATCCGGAAGATGCCGCCGATGCCACCCATGTGCTCGAGCAGGACTGCCGGGCCTGGCAGGTGATGTTCTGGGCGGGCGGCGATCATCAGCCTGACCGTCAGATCATTGACGATGAGGCGTTTCACGACGACGACATCGCAGATGAGCCTGATGCCTGGCCGCATGGCTGGTGGGTCCTGCCGGCGGCGCTGGTCGGCCTGCTGTTCTGGGCCGGTATCATCATCGCCATGGTCTTCTGGATCGCATCGCTGCTCTGAACGGAATTCCGCGCCACCGAAGCCACCACTCCTCCCTGGACGCGTGGCGCGGAAGGCGCCGGGGCCTTCCTCCCCCCTGGGCTCCGGCGCCTGCGGAAACATCCGCCTGCGGCAGGGCGCTGCGCGCCCTTCGAACTGACATCAATACAGGCACATCATGACGACTTCTGAAATCCGCCGGATCCCGCTCGAGCTGATCGACGTCCCCGCCGATCGGGCACGGGACTATGACGAGGCCACCGCCGCGGCGCTGGCCGCCATCCTCAAGGTGCAGGGGTTGATGCACCCGATCCGGGTTCGCGCGGTCGGAGACCGCTTTGCGCTGATCGCCGGCCTGCACCGGCTTGGCGCCTTCCGGATCAATGGCGAGGCCTCGATCCCCGCCACCTTCTCGGCCGCCGCGAACGATGATGAAGCCCGCCTCGAGGAGGTGATGGAAAACCTCGGACGGGGCGAGCTGATCGCGCTCGACCGCTGCCATCACCTCTATGAGCTGAAGGTGATCCATGATGCAGCGCATCCTGATGCGGTTCGCGGCGGGCGCCCGAAAAGTGGGAAAAGTTTTCCCACTTCTGACGATGCTGAGGTCTTCGGCCTTGCCAGCACCGTGGCCGAGAGTGTCGGCCTGTCCAAGCGCGCCATCAACATGGCCGTCAAAATCTGGACGGATCTGACGCCCGCCTCGCGCCTGCGCCTGGTCGGCACCGACCTTGCTCGCAAGCAGACCGAGCTCAAGGCGCTGTCCGAGCAGAAGCCGGCGATGCAGGCGAAGATCCTCGCGCTGATCGAGGGCGCCGATCATCCTGACATCCAGAACGTCGCCAGTGCGCTTGCCTTCCTCGAGCGCGGCGTGGAAATCAGCCCCATCGAGAAGCAGTTCCAGTCGATCAACACGGCGTTCAGCAAGCTCGCCGATGATGCGCTCGACATGGTGGTGTCGAACCACGCCGATCGCATGATCGCCTCGCTCAAGCGGCTGGGGCGCATCTGATGTCCCGCTTCCGCGACCCTTTGACGAAGGATCTGTTTGCCTGGCGGCCACCCAAGGTGGGCGTGGGCTACAGCGAGGACGTCATCGGGCGCGGCCGTCTGGACAGCAAGGTCGCGCGGCTGATCAGCCAGGCACTGCGGGACGCACGTGAGAACGATGTCAGCCGGGCCGAGGCAGCGCGCCGAATGAGCGCGTTCCTTGCCCGGCCGATCAGCGAAGCGATGCTCAACAAGTGGTCGTCGGAGGGATCCGAGGAGCACCGGATCCCGCTCGACGCCTTCATCGCCCTCGTGCACGCGACGGATGCGAAGGAGCTGCTCGGCTTCGTTCCGGGCGAGTTCGGCCTGACGGTGATCGAGACCGAATATGCGGAGCTGATCGAAGAGCGCCTGCTCGACGACCACATCGAGGAATTGCAGGCACGCAAGCAAGCGTTGGCCGCTCGCAGGAAGATCCGCAGATGAACGACCAGTCCCTGCCCCTTCAGGAATTCTTCACGGCGCGTGAGCTGGCCGAGCTGTCCGCGCGGTTGGGATATGACGGGCTTCCCGGGACCGAGAGCGGTGTGATCCGTCGCGCCAAGCGCGAGGGCTGGAACGATCAGCCCGGATCGCTGTGCAGAAAGCGCGCAGGGGTAGCCGGCGGCGGTGGTCTTGAATACCACATATCGCTGCTTCCAGCCCTGCAGGGAATGCTTCTGAAGAGCCGCATGCTGCAGACCGGCGTCCGCAATCGAAATGCGATCGCTGTGAAGTCCGAAGCCGTCCCTGCCGTGCCTGCTGCCTTGGCGCGCCGCGCGCGGACCACGGCTGAAGCGCGCTCGGAGATCATGGTCGCGATCATCGGCTATGCGGCCCGCGCCGGCAAGAAGCCCTCCCAGGCAATGGCTGATTTTCTTGCGGCCCAGGAGGGTCATCGTCACTGGATTGCGGCTTGCGCGGCGCGCGATCGGGGGGATTTTCTCGATGCTCCGAGCATGCGTGCGCTTCAGATGGGATCGCCACTGACCCGTCCTTTCGACCCCAAGGCCCCCTATGGGTTCGGCGTGTCGGAAGAGGTCTTGCGGCTTGCAAACAATCGACCCCGCGGCGGTGATTTCATCCAAGTCGGTCGGTCCGCCCTTTACGAATGGATGAAGGCGCATCGAGAACGGGGATTTTCCGCGCTCGCGCCCGCACGGACAAAGGCGCCCGAGCCCATTCCGGATGACTTCTGGCGCTTCATGCGTTTTTTCGCACAACCAGCAAAGCCTGCGATCTCGCGCAGCCACAAGAAATACCTGGACAGCACCCCTTCCGGTGTCATCGCCCTGACGATCGATCAGGTCAAATACACCCTGCGCGAGAAGCTCAACCATATCGAGCGCAACAAGGGTCGTGAGGGGCCGCTGACCTTGCGCTCGCGCTTGGCCTATGTCTCGCGCGACACGTCGGACCTGCTGCCCAGCACGATCTATGTGGCCGACGGTCATACTTTCGATGCCGAGGTTGCAGACCCGAATTCCTACGGAGCAATGCGGCCGGAAATCACCTCGATCATGGATGTCGCGACGCGTCGCCTCGTTGGTTGGGCGATCTCGCGCAAGGAGAATGTCATCGCGGTGACCGAGGCCTTGCGCAATGCCTGCTTGGAGAACGGGATTTGCGCCGTGTTCTACGTGGATAACGGTCCAGGCTACAAGAACAAGACCTATGACGATGAGGGCAATGGCCTCATGGCCCGTCTTGGTATCGAGAAGTATCATGCTCGGGCTTACGGGTCCCAGGCAAAGGGTAACATCGAGCGATCGCACCAGACCATCTGGATCACCCTGGCGAAGGAGTTCCCCACCTATCTGGGTGATGCGATGGACAAGGAGGCGCGTCAAAAGGCCTTCCGCCAGAGCCGCAAGGAGATTGCAGAGGTCGGAGCTTCGACCCTTCTGATGCCCTGGGAGACCTTCCGCGAAGCCATCGCGCGCCGCGCCGAGGAATATAATAGCGAGCCCCACAGTTCCCTACCGCAGATCATCGATCCGGTGACGGGGCGGCGCCGCTTCATGACGCCGAACGAGGCCTGGGCGCAGCATGTCCGAGACGGATTCGAGCCTGTCCTTGTCGATCCGGAGATGATGGACGATCTCTTCCGGCCCTACGTCGAGCGCACCGTGTCTCGCTGCCTCGTCCAGTGGAACACGAACGAGTATTTCAGCCTCGATCTCAACCCTTACCACGAGAAGCGGGTGTTCGTGGGCTATGATGATGCCCAGGCAGACCGGGTCTGGGTGCGTGAGATCGATCGCGAGACCGGTGAGCCCGGGAGACTGATCACCGTAGCCGTCTATGGCGGGAACAAGGTCAGCTACATGCCGCGGACCCGTATCGCCGCCGCTGAAGAGAAGCGGCAAAAGGGCGCCCTCAAGCGGATCGAGGCGAAAGTGCGGGACGTCGAGGCCGAACGGGTCGCGCCGATGCTGGAGCACCAACCTACCCAGACGACCGCGGAGATTTTCGAGGTTCACGCGGACCCGGCGCCCGTCATGGAGCCATCAGATCCCGTCAAGAATATCTCCCCCCAGGCGCCGCGGCGGATCAGCTTTGCTTCGGACGAAGAGCTCGCAGCTTGGGCGCTGCAGCACCCTGACCAGCTCAGTGCGAACCAGATCAGGGTGCTGCGCAACTGCATGGGCAATTCGACGGCCCGTGACCTTTTCAGAATGTCAGGCATCGACGTGGAGGCGCTTCGAACCCTCCTCCGCGCCGTTGCCTGACCAACCAGAAACTTTCCGGAGATGAGGAGAGCATAGCATGAGACCGACCTTTGTCGAGACGAGCAACGTCAGGGAGTTCTATGGCGCCCTGAAGAAGGTCAATGAACGCGGCGCACAGGAGGCCTGCCTCGTCGTCGTGGATGGCAAGCCGGGCCTGGGCAAAACCACTACGATCAATCGCTGGACCACCCAGACGGGCAGCATCTATCTGCGTGCACAGAAGGGGTGGGATTACAGCTGGTTCATCCAGGAGCTCTTGGCGGAACTCTCCGTCGACCCGAAAAGCATCCGTGGCAAGCGGGACCGTTTCGCCCGGGCGCTTCAGGAACTGCAGGACCGTGCCGAGAGGGCGATGCTGCTTGATAAGACCTTCGGGCTGGTGATTGACGAGTGCGATCTCGTCTCCTCGCGCGGCGAGATCATGGAAGCGATCCGCGGCATTTCGGATCTCAAGTTTCTGCCCACAATCCTCGTGGGCATGGGCACGCTGCGCGATAACCTGCGCCGCTTTCCCCAGATTGAGAGTCGTGCACCGAATAAGGTCAGCTTCCTGCCAGCGTCGATCGAGGATGCGCGCGCGCTGATCGCTGGCCGTTGCGAAGTGCCGGTCGCCGATGATCTCGTCCAGTATGTCTGGAAGGCCTCGCGCGGCTTCAATCGTGAGATCCTCGACGCGATCGCTCACATCGAACGCTTCGGACTGCGAATCAACATCGATCAGACCGGGCTCACCATTGCTGATATGGCCGGGCAGCCGATCATGACCGACCGTACCACCGGCAAGGACATCTTCGTCACGGGGGCGATGTGATGGTCGATCGCCACCACCCTGGCAAAGCCCCTACGGCAGTCCTCGCCGCACTTGGCGATGGATCGTGCCGCACGATCGCTGATCTGGAAACAGCGCTCGACCTGACGGCACGGCAGGTTTCTGACGCCGCTGCGAATTTGCTGCGTCGCGACTACTTGATGCGCATGGAGGTCGGTTGCTACAAGCTGACCGACGAAGGGATCGCCGCCGCACAACGCGGCGAGGTGATTACCTCCGGGCCACGCGGAAAGCGCAATTCCTGCACGGTCTTTCAAAATACTTTCCGCCAGCGCGCATGGCTATCGATGCGTACCCGTGGGCGTTTCACGCTCGCCGATCTGGTCTGCGACGCGGCGACTGAACATGATCGCGACCCGCTCGAAAATGCACGCCGTTACGTCGCGGTGCTGGTGCAGGCGGGCTACGTCCTCGAACTTCCTCGCCGCAAAGCAGGCACTGCGCCGACCTCGAACGGCTACAAGCTGTTTGCGCTCGCCCAGAATACCGGACGCGCAGCGCCGATTTACAGTGCCGAGCGCCGCGTGCTTCACGACCCCAATCGTCGGGAGGACGTGCCGTGCAAGCGCGCCTGATCGACCTGCCTGATCCTGAGTGGTTGCAAATCCTCCGTGATGAGGTCGCGAAACCCGGCGCGACCATCGCCGGTGTAGCAGCCTCGATCGGTATGAAGCGCACTGCCCTGTCGATGCTGCTTTCCGGAAAATACCCGGCCAAACTGGACAGGGTGAGCGCGAAATTCGGTCCGGTCGTCCTGGATCATTACCGCGGCCAGCTGCTCTGCCCGCATGTGCGCCATGGCATCGGCGCGGATGAGTGCCGCGCCAATGCTGCAGCGCCGATGTCTACCTCCAACCCCGTCAAATTTGCGCAGTGGTCGGCCTGCCGGCGCTGTTCTTTCAACCCCACAAAGAAAGCTTAGCCATGGCTGACAGTACTACCACCCTCACGCTGAACGAAGGCACTTTCATGCTGATCGATCAGATCCTGCAGGATGAGCGCGGTGTCGAAGAGATCGATCCCAAAGAAGTCGCAGAAGTGATCGTGAATGCGATCAAGAAACTCGTGCGCGACAACCCCACCACCTCCGAGGAATCCATCAATGTCTGACCAGTCCCCCACCTCCATCCCCGATGGGATCATCGAAATCGAGGGCAAGAAATACATGCGCGACGCGACCGGCGGGTTTCGCCCGGTCGAGCTTGTCAAGCCGACCGACAAGCTCATCGACGAGCAGGTGCGCAAGATCTTCGGTTTCGCCGTTGCGCTGAGCGAGCAGGTCTCCCGGTTCAAGGGGCATACCTTCGACGACCTGGGCGAGCTCGATGCGCTGCTCGAGCAGGAATACGGCCTGAAGGTCGGCGGCGCCAAGGGCAACAAGAGCTACTTCAGCTTCGATGGTCTGATGCGTGTCGAGATCCGCGTTTCGGACCAGCTGACCTTCGGCCCCGAGCTGCAGATCGCGAAGGCACTGGTGGACGAGTGCCTGAACGAATGGTCGGCCGATAGCCGCCCCGAGATCCGCGCAATCGTGACGAGTGCCTTCAACACCGACAATGAAGGCCAGATCAATCGCGGCGAGATCTTCATGCTGCTGCGTCTCGAGATCGAGGATGACCGCTGGCAACGGGCGATGAAGGCGATCCACGATGCGATCCGCGTAATCGGCTCGAAAACCTACATGCGCTTCTCGATGCGCGACGCCTTCGATGCGGCCTGGCAGACCGTGACCATCGACCTGGCGAAAGCCTGACCCCCACCAACCATCAGCCATCACAGGAGAAACACCATGGCAAAGACCTTCCCGAAATCCGAACTCGCTCGCCAGCTCGCGCATGACATGGGCTGGAACGTCACCAACACCGCCGAGGCCGTCGATCGTATGTTCGAGCTGATCCTCGAGCACGCTGAGGCCGGAGAGCGTGTCAGCATCGGCTCGTTCGGCTCGTTCAGCGTCAAGCAGAAGGCTGCTCGCAAGGCGCGCAACCCGCACACGGGCGAAGCCGTCGATGTGCCGGCGCGGGCCGTTCTGGCCTTCAAACCGTTCAAGACCGCCTGAGCGAAACGCCGAGGGTTTCTGACATAGCTTCAGAGCCAATATCAGAAACCCCTGGCGTTGTCGCGGCGTGGTGGCCGCGGCCTGATGAGCAGCTGGAGGATAGTTTAGAGCCATGACCCACTTCTCCATTTACGGAGATCCGGATGCCGAGATGCGACTGAAGTCGTTCACAGGAACATCGAAAAACGGAAAATCGGTCATCCGCATCGAAATCGAGTGCAGAACGCCGTGGCGCTTTGGCTATGCCTTGGAAGAGCTCGGAAAGGTGCAGGACGGCCAAAAGCCCCAGAAGGCGCCGCCGAAGAAACCCGCGAAGGCGAAAGTCTTGTCGCTGCCTCCACCGCACCTCATGCTTCCTGAGCCAGGGCACGACTGACATGAATACCATCGCAATCATCAACATCGCGCGTCAGCAGTTAGATCTGGACGAAGACACCTATCGTGCGCTCCTGGTACGGGTGACGGGCAAGGCATCTCTCCGCCAGATGTCAGAACGCGAGCGCATCGACGTGGTCGACGAGCTGAAGCGCAAGGGGTTCCGCGTCCGGAAATCCCGCAAGGCGTTGCCTCCGTCGACGAAGCCCTATGTGCGCCTGATCCACGCCCTGTGGGCGAGCTGCGCGCGCTACGGGGTGATCGAGACCGGATCGCGCGAAGCCTTGCGGGCCTTCTGCAAGCGGTTCGTCGCGCATGGCATTGACGCAGTTGCAGTCGATCCCGACATGCTCAGCTACGCCCAGGCGACACCGATCATCGAAGCGCTGAAGAAGATGGAAGCGCGCGGAAAGGCGGCCAGCCATGGATAAGCGCATCGCCAATGCCGAAATCCGCCGGGTCTGGATGGATCCTGGTCTGACCACGGCCGAGGCAGCGGCCGAGATCAACCTGTCGCGCGCGGGCCTTTGGAAACGCGCTAAAAACCTTGGCCTGCCGCCCCGCAAGGAAGGGCGTCCTCCGGTAATCCCGGAAGCGGAGTTGCGGGTGCTCTGGCTGGCGGATGTGCTTTCCAGCGATATTGCAGCCCTGTATCGGTGCCCGACCGACTCGGTGCGGCAGGCATCCCGCCGGATCGGGCTCGATCGCAGACCGCCGGGGCGCCATTTGACGATCACCATGGCCGAATATCGGCTGGGGCTGATCCGGAAAGCGAACACCCCGGGCAGTAAACTGTCTGATCCAGAGCGCAGGATCCTTACCAGGACACGTCAGGAGTGAGCCTATGACGACGCAGCACTTCCCAGCCAGCATCGACAATGTTCCCGAGTCGCTCATCGATGTCGCAGAAACTTTCGGCCTGGGCGTTGCGCTGCGCTTGATGCAACAGTTCGGCGGACAGGAGCTGGAGTTTCCGCGGCGTTTTCGGGGCACGCGTCATCCGTGCAAGGAGATGGTCGCGTTGCTCGGCGCGGAGGTCGGGGAGCAGGTTTGCCATTTCCTTGCCGGCATGAGGGTATATGTTCCAAACGGCAAGGTGCGCCGCCTGCGACCCGAGATCGAACACCTGCAATCCAGCGGCAGAGACCGCCGCCAGATCGCCAAGCTGCTGGGAATTTCGCAACGGCATGTTCGGAGACTGGCGAACAAGCCGCCAGATGATCTTCCGCTCTTCCCGGATTACTGAGACCAGCCAGCCATCCCCCGGACCACGTCCGGGGGTTTATGCTTTCGCGCGCACGTAAACCGGGGCGACACCAGGTGCGAAAGCAGGCTAAATCATGACCAATCCGGCACTTTCCCTGATCCAGACGGGGCTTCGCGATCTCGGCTATGCGCCGGGGCTGATCGATGGCTTCTATGGTCCGAAAACCCAAGCTGCTGCGGAAGCATGGCTCGCAGCGGGCGGTGCCGGAGCGAACGAGCTGATCCATCCGGAAACGGCGGCGATGATCCACCAGGGCGCCGCGCGCTATCCGGTGCACGAGATCGTCGTGCATTGTTCGGCGACGCGGCCGGACTGGCTCGAGCGCGAAGGATTTCTGACGCAGGTCGAAGTCATCCGTCGCTGGCATGTCGAAGACAATGGCTGGCGCGACATCGGCTATCACTGGCTGATCAGTCGCAAGGGTGAAGTCCTCGCGGGTCGCGCCGAAACCGAGATCGGGGCTGGCGTCGAGGGTCACAATCGCGGCGTGATCCATGTCTGCCTGATCGGTGGGTTCGGTTCGACCGAGCATGATGCCTTTCGCGCCAATTTCACGGGCGCCCAGGACGGCCGCCTTCGGGCAGTGATCCAGGGGATCAGCATGCGCACCCAGATCACCCGTATCTCGGGGCACAACGAGTGGGCGGCCAAAGCCTGCCCGGGCTTCAACGTTCCCTCCTGGCTGAAAGGAGCCTGAGATGAATTCCGTCTATGTCCG